GTTTGCCGGCACGAAAGATTGCCATATTTTTATTTCCTATTTTCTATCTTTTGGGTGTCTACCCATATAATGTTCGGATGGTTCGTAGTTCCATTTATGTCCGTGGTGTCCTCTAATGTCGGCGTACCACATACGCATTTTAACTATCATAACTCTCCATACTGTTCTCTTTGCCATAACCTCTTGTCGTCTGTATTATCAGATTGCTCTCCTGCTATCAGCATACACTTTACTAGGTGTTGCCTTCTTGAATTGTTGTAGAGGCAGATAAACAGCAATTGCCATTTCGTCTGCGTCTATTCTTAAAAAATTTGACTTAACGTGTTTCCACAAATATTTCTTAATAGTTGGTTTAATCAACGGTATATTTTTAAGTGTACTGTATGTCGCATTTATTCTAGTAGTACGGTCAAATTGTGTATTACTAGCATATCTTTGTATCTCTTGTAATAATTTAAATCTCAATGCATATGGTAAATAGTGAAAATTTAATCCAACAAAACCACCTGTAAATGTATCTACTGGTAAAACTAATGGAAATATGTCGTAATATGGTAATTTCTTTTTAGTTTTAGGGTCGTAAAAATACATATTCAAACGTCCTGCGCTAGGTCTTTGATTTAGTTTACCTTGTCGCATAAGAGTATTAGAAGTTGCCTTATTTGTCATATTTTGTACTGCACCTCTATACCAGGATGCTGACTTTAATACGCCTGCTTGTCTATCTTTTATGGGACCAAATATATTTGCCATACTACTATTTATAATGAAAAAGGGCACCTATTACTAGGTGCCCTTTAAGTTTTAACGTTTATTTGAGAGAGAAAGGTTTACTCTTCGTCTGCCAATTTACTAAAATAAGACAACGTATCGTCTTCCTCACTAGCAGGTTTAGAGTCAACAACGTTAGTACTTTTCACCGTACCGTTTGCCTGTTGTGGGAGGCCAACTGTTTCAACAGTTTCGGTGCTTCGTGTACCCATAATTACCCTATTCAGTTTCTCTTTGAGTTCCTCATAGGTTTTAAAATTACTAGGGTCTACAAAAGCTTTTAAAGGATACTGTTTCGCCCATATTGTTTTGATAGCAGCGTCTTCTGTTGCTACTGGCGTAACACCTTCAAATTCAGATTTGTCATAGTTCCAATAACCATCAACTTTTCTGATTTTTAGTTTAAAGTTTGCACCTTTCCAAAAATCAAATGGGTTAATTGCTTTTTCATCCGCAAATTGAGGTTGCATTGCTTCTGATATTTTGTCAAATATCTTCTTACCAAATTTGTATAAGAAAACTTTGCCTTCATTTTCAGGATGTTTTGGATCACTAACAATATAGATGTTAGAATAGTATGATAATTTTCTTTTTCTCTTACGAGCAATATCTTTATCACTATCTACACCTGTATTCCATAATCTAGTATTATCTTCACTAACTGGATCTTTACCATTTAAAGTTGTTAATGAATTTTCAATGTACCAACCGCCTTTGTCTTGAAATGCGTGTGACCATACTCTTTGCCAAGGCATTTCTTCTTTTTCAGAAGCAGGTAAAAATCTAATAACAGCATAACCGTTACCAGTTTTATCTAACTCTGGTTTCCAAAGTCTATCGTCTTGATACTTGTTTTTGTTTGTTTTATCCTCGGGACCGAGGTTTTGTTCAAGTGCCTTTGTAATATTATCAAAGTTACTTGATGATGATTTTAACTTTTCAAAGTCCATATGTATTATCTCCTTTTGTATTAACATATTCGTTGTATTTGTGTAGGCTATGTAATCGCCTTCATACTTATTTATAACAACTCTATGTCTAATATAACATAATTAGAGCATAGAGTCAAGTGTGGTATAATCTATATACTTCAAATTGGGTATACCTGCCCATTCTTTAATAGGTCCATTGACATTATCTCTACCGTCATTATATCTATTGACCTTATAAAAATTTATATCTGGATACCAGTTAAACATAGTCATCCATTGGTTAATCCAATTGATACCTGGTGTTGGACTGTTATCTTTTGCTGTGTAATGCTTAGTACTCTTGTAAATATTGTTAATCTTCTCATTATGACTATGTAAATCGTGTCCTATTAGGTACACTTCACAAGGATTCTCTCTCTTAACTGCAACTAAACCAGCAGTTGCCCCACACGCCCAACCGTGGTCTCTAGGTTTGCTTATATCATCTAATGAGTGTGAATAGTCTGGTTCTTGTATCCAACTAACTTTAATTGTAGCTTGACTAATATGTCTTTTATTTACCACACCATCTTTTTTCAATACGTTCACTACACCTTTTAAATTAGCGCCGTGTAAAACATATTCTTTACTATCACCACGTACATTGGTTATAACAGCACCTTGTTCTATTGCTTTATCTAATTCTTCTTTAGGTAAACCATCTTGTATTATTACGTCATATGTATGAGCAGGCACTTTAGTCCAATTTCTAAAATAACAAGGTATCTTTTGTGCCATTCCTGCGTGATATATTTCGTGTATCATTCCGTGGTCTACACTAGTTAACACATCACATAAATTAGGGAGGTCTCTATAAATGGCATTGCAACCATATATCTTACCAAATTCTTTATACTTAAATAAATCTATTCCTACTCTACTTTCACCATTACCTATACAGAATACTCTAGCAGATTTCTTTTCATCTTGCATTACTCTTATCATTTTGTGATGTTCTTCAACATCCCTATTGGTCATTATCATTTATTAGATATATTACCTAGACTATTAAAGTAATTAAAATTTATATTAACTCTTCTTGTGTCGTTTGTTGTGCTTGTACTACCGTGGTCAATACTTGGATCAAATAGTATTGCTCTATTTGCAACACTATCAACTTTAGTGCCATCTTCAAACTTTGTGTATCCATTACAAGTGTTCATACTAATAAGACACGCCCTACTAGGAAAAGGAAAATCATTATGCATACCGTGTTCAATCAATGTACCTTGATTAGGATATGAATTTACTTTTACTCTTATTAAGGCTTTCAAACAAATATTTGGATCTTCAAAGTTCATTAATTTTTTTAAAACTGGATCCATTAGTTCAAAAGATGTATTAAATGTTGGTCGGTCATTGTCATATAACATATGCATATTAAAGAATTGATGACCAATTTTTCCTCTATCATCTTCTTTTACTATTGAGTCATAATAGAACCAAGGAAAGTATCTACCCATTACCTTTGTACTTAATTCATCAAAATCTTTTTCATCTAAAAAATTATCTATGACTTGCATATAATCTCCATTGCTTCTAGTATCTCTGGTATAGTCCACGTACCATTTATTTTCTTATTAAGATTTGAGTTCACTAGTTATTATCTCTTTTACTATTAATTTCGCTTCTGTTTTATTATATCTAATAAAGGGTTTCATTTTCTTTAATTTTCTGGACATATCAGTCCACACAATCTTTTCTTTAATTTGAGTATCCCAGTTCTTAATGAAATTAAGAATTTCATCCAAGATGATGGCGGTTGGGTAGTTAATTTTCCGTTGTATAAGTAATCGTAGCATTCGTGGATGCTGACCATTAACCACGCATAAACCACTATTAAAAGAAATGCCACGAGTGTTAAAATCGTAAACAATACGACCCAAATTATCTCGTAAACTGTAGTTAAAAGATTCCAGATATTTTTTATACTGAAGGTATGTTTTGTGTCCGTCATCACTTAATAAATTTCCTATCCATTTCTTACTATCATCAACAAAATTACTTACAAAAAAATCAAGCACTTCACTTGGACTATATTTTGTAGATAACTTGTAGAAGAAATACCTATCTTTTCTTTTAGTAAATGAATCCAATGTTGCATTTACTTTTCCTGAATATTTATAATAGTCGTAGGAGTTGGTTGTAAAATGCAACTTAACACCTAGATATATTTTATATACGTCAAATCCTCCATATGCCATACTATTCTATCTTTGATTTGATATCAAATACTTATAACAAATTGGAAAATGGTCTTTTATATGTTTTGATAGTGGATAGGTTACCATTCTCGTTTCTGCTTGAGCATTACTTTTATTTCTTTGATTACACACTCTACTAAATGCATATACACTACCTGACCATATCCACTCGGTCATCATACATTGAGGTAATACCATACGTGCCATTTCAGGTGCAATACCTTCCTCTAACATATAGTTATAAGTTCCTTTACACAAATCTATTAACTCCATAATATCAAATTCAACCTCTTCTTCACTTGAACCTTGTTTAATACTTTCAGGTGGTCTCTTTCTCCACATAAAAGGTATATAGAATTCTGGTTTATCATCTACATATCTTCTACTCACTTCGTTCCAACTTAACCCTACTTGATGTTTAACTAATTGTCTTGCAACAAAGATAGGTGCTTTAATTCTAAATGATAAAAAGCCGTGAGCAAAAGGTGACCAATGTCCGTGTTTTGCTAAATACTTAATTAACTTATCGTCCTTTTCATCAAGTTCATCTTTTCTTTTTGCAAATGATACTCTAGCAGCATTTACTACTGATAGGTCATTACCTAATTTATCTATAAGTTCTATATCCATATTATTCTCCAAATCCATCTATTGCTCTTGCGTGAAAAGGATTAGGCTTTTCTTTCTTAATTCTTCTCTTTTTCTTCTTTTTAAAATTATGTGGATCTGCTTGTGCAAGTGCTTTCATATGTTTCTTATTAAATTCTTCTTCGCTGATACTACCAAACTCATCATCACTCATTTTTTGTTTTGTCCTTTTCGTAAAAGTCTTTCTCTTTTATGCCACGCCCATACACTTACTGTACTGGCTATTTTTTCTATCCAGTGATAGATATAGTTATACATTATTTTATCCCACATATTAAATTGGTAATACTCCTGGTCTACCACCTTTTAATAAATTTAACTGTGCTGATTGATGTTGTATTTTTTCTTTGAGTTGTTTTGTAATTAGACGTGCTGTGGTTTCAACTTCAATACTGTTTTCTTCACAATAATGGACTATGGCGTCCACATATGAGATATCTTTATGCTTCTTTACTACATCCTCTATAATCAATGAAAATTCTTTTGAGTTCATACGTATACTATATCATATTTTTTCTTAAATGTAAAGTGTGTAGTTTTTCTGTTGCCACGGAAACTACACAAACGCCGTCTACCTATTAACTAGGCAGCAAGAGCATAACTTGCGTTATCCTTTATAGTTTTGTCCTTTAAAGTAGCAACCTACTATCTAACTCCAGTTAGTTTTGATTGTGAATCAATTCCAGTCATCCCCCATAAGCACACTTGAAATCAATGTGTTTATGGTGGAGATGGAGAGATTCGAACTCTCGTCTTCTCCAACTATTATCTAACCTTCAACGTCAAATTCCTTACGAACCAATACCCTTTTTAGGATTGGCAAATTTTAAATCAAATGACTTGTATAACATACAAGATTCAACACCATTTAATGTTGTCATAACTACAAGTGATTGTGTGTATGTAGGATCAACATAATATTGTACTATAAAAACTGGTTTACCATCTGGGTGTGCTTTTTCTTTACCAAATGAAACATTAACTAATGCAAATTTCCTTTTTTGAATATATGCAATCACATCCTCACTACTACCACATATTACAGGCATTTGTAACCAATATAAATTTGGACCTACATTTGGCGCTGGTTCATAATCTTTAGGTAATTCTCCGCCTTCTTCGTGACCGGCTAAAGCGGGAGCCATACTCATTAAGAGTACGATTCCAAATATTATTGATAGTATTTTTTTAAACATAAATGACCTTCGTTGGATAAAATCCAGGCCACTTTGTTAATGTAATTATTGCTTGATTTTATCTTTGTTAAGTTCGTTATAGTATTTATAAAAGTACTCAATAGATTTCTGCAATTTAGGTTCAAATAGTTTTCTTGGTTGGACAAATGAACGCATTGTACCGTCTTCACCTGCCATTAAGATAACTAATTGTTCTATCGGTTTACCGAATAGCTCTTCATACATAATTGCATAAGCACAAGTTTGAATATAATAGTTTTCTATCCAATCTTCTTTACGTTCTTTATTTGCTGTCTTGAAATCTATTACAGATAACTTGCCATTGTACTCAGCAACACAATCAACTTGACCTGCAATGGTCAACTTATGACTATACATTATTTCTTCCAATAAATGAATATTATTAATTTGAGCTAGATAAGGCAACATCAATCTAAACATACCTAAAGGTAACACGTCCCTAATACTAGGTGTTTCGCCTTTGATATACTGTTCAACAAGTGTGTGAGTTGCTTTGCCTCTACGTGCCGCTCTACCCATTTCCCAATTGGCTGCTTCTTCACCAACTGCTTTTCGCCATCTTTCAAGACCTTCTTTTTTCTGAACACCTAGCACAGTTGTGATAGAAGGATAATTCTTACCCTCTACATCATAGAAACGGAAACCGTTTATACGTCTACCTTTTGTGTTTGGAAGTTTTGTTTTGTCTATATCAACCCACGTAAATTTACTACTCATTATTTTCTCCTCAATTGTTTTCTCAAATCACTTATTCGGTGTTTGATACCATCTATTGTTGTGTGCATCCATCCACAATCGTGTGGTTCAATTTGCGTTCTGAACCACTTGATTGTTTCTTTTAATACTTCAATTTTCTTTTTTATACTCATAGTAATATAATAACATATTTTATCTAGCTTGTCAATGCTTAGATTCCCTTCTGTGCGTACATATCAATGATGGCATTACGCTCAGCAATCTTATCGCCATTATAAAAACTGCTAACCTCTCAGCTAGGGTCGTATTTCTCATATAATGTTTTGCCATCATCATTTCTGTATGCTCTTAATATCTCTTTTCTATTATCATCTGTATTCTTATAAGAACAATGAATCCATCCGCTATTAGGTTCGTCTACCTTATGGTATTCTAATATCAACTGGTCAAAGTCTATGTTTAATGATATCCACTTTGCTAGTTCAGCATTTGGGGTACCAAATATTTCAAAATCAGCGGCTTGCCCCTTGGCGTGCTGTGATTTTAAACTTGAACCAATCTTAACACATAACTCTGGTGACCTGTATCCACTTGATACTGATACAGATTTATCATAATGGTTTCTAATCGGTTGCAATACTTTTTCACATAAAGTCTTTAAATTATCCTGATGGTCTTCACTAGGATTATTATTAATGCCGTGCCTTTCAGCAGTTTGGCTGGCAGTCATTTCTTTTAATGAAAAATTGTTTGTTAATTTCATTTATTATCCTCTTGTTAGTTTAAGTAACTTCTCTATTTGTGCCTTAATTATGTGTTTTCTATTCGGCCAGTGGATATAAGGTTCATCACTTTTTTGTAAATTATATAAAAACGGTAACACAATCTTTTCAATATCTTTAAACCTTGCTAACGTATCTTCATCACTAATCTCTTTTGTTATCGTTTCCTTATCGTTCACTATCTGCATAATTTCGTTCATCATACTTTTGATAGTAGAAACATCTGACTTAACTTTAGATAGTTCTATGTTTGTTCCTTCTACTAGTTTAGGGTCAATACTTGGTGTGTCTGATGGTTTAGTTGATACTGGAGTAAAACCCCACTCGTTATCTAAATCAAACCCACGCATAAAATCTGGTATATCTTTGTTTGCCATTTTGTTTAATCCTTTTTATCTTTTGTAACTCAATGCCTTTTTAGCTGCTTTAGCTCTAGCTTGTTCAGTTTTAACTTCTTTAATTCCTCTTTTTCTATGATGTTTTCCAAAGGAACTATTTGGATGTGCTTCTGCAATTTTCTGATTTACTTCCTTCCAACCATCATCTGACCTATAAGACATTCCTGCTACACCAGCCACTATATTTATAGGTGTTAACACTTGTCTAACGTGTGGGTTCTTCTCTAACATTTCTTCCATTTCAGCAATTGTCATAAAATCTGCCCACTCTTTTTTAGTTCTCTTATTATGAAAAAGATATCTAGGCATTAAGATATCTTCCCTTGTACCACTTATAAAAAAGTTTGTCAGAAAAATACTCAAATACTGCCGAGGCAGGTACTTGGTCACTTCTGATACAATCAGCTATATCTTGATATTCAGTTTTCTTAATCTTTAATTTCATTTTGTCCCATTTCTTGTTTAAAGAAGAAAGAGAAAGTTATTCTTTCTTCAAAGGTATAATCAAAACAAGGTGCGTGATATCTACCACCGTGATATAAAACCAGTCTATTTGGAAGAGCACTTATATATATGTCTGGCGCTTTCTCCATTTGAGTATGAAAAAATGCCGTGCCTCCATCATATGCCTGGTCAAAATACATCATACCTGCTAATAAAGGTTCTTTATAGGATTCTTCAGGATAATCCCTATGTACAAAACCATATTTACCAAAGTTTTGTGGAGATTGTTTTATTTCACTAGATAACATTTTTCTTACAAGAACCTTGAAATCAGTAATTTTAGTTTGTAATATACGTTCTATATTACTTATGATATAATCGTTCTCTTTATCATATGTAGTTTGATAGCAAGGCATTGCCTGTAGTCTATTGCCATAATGCCCAATCTTATATGGTTGATGTTGTTTGTTCCATTCCAAACTTTTTAAATCTCTTTTAATACTATTAAATTTTTCGTTTGTGAAAAAGTTTGGGTGTTGTGATACACCACCTTTTAAAAGATAATCAATCATTTAGATTTCGTTTAGAGTTTCAATAATTTCTTTGTTGTCTGCTATTACTTTTATTTCTTTAACAACTGTATCAACTGAATCCATATGTGTTGCAACACCAACAGGACTATTTAAAAATACATCAATATTTGCTTTTGCTTTTGCAATGTTACCTTCTGCGTGTTTTTTAACTGCTTCTAATATTTTTTGTTTCATTTTAATGATATGTTACCTCGTCTATTGATTTATATTTACTTCTTAACTTCTGCCACACTCCGTGCCAAAAGTTTTTTGACCAGTCTGTTTCTGACCTGTCTAATGCTTTTTCTGCTTGTTTAATCATCCTATCAGCACATCTAGGACAAGCTTGTAAATGAGTATTCATAAGTACCATAATATCACTTTTTTTCATCTTTGTCAAGGGTAGCGTTTGTTGGTGGATGTATTTTTATATTAGCACAAATATACTCTATACCTTCTTTAAGCGCTCTACTAACTTTACATTCATATCCTGTAATTTTTGATAATATTACATCATTGGTTGTAGGTAAATCGTTCATTGATAAACCAAAATCTATACCAGTTTTAGCAGCTGATATTACTTTGTATTCTGAATACGCACCTGTACCTGTTGCTAACCAAGATGGTGCTACAGCACAAGCATTTAATAGTAGTAATGATAATACTATAATTATCTTCTTCATTTCTTAACTCCCGATTCTAAATACGGTTTAGTCGTTGGTTCATTAAATTCCATTATTTGGTCTAGTTTGATTCTTATTTCATCTGGATCTAAACCTAATTTCATTAACTCTTCCGTACCCATACCTTTAAAAAAATCTTCATAATCTCTATTCGTTAAACTTCTTTTACCTAGTTTTGTAAAAAATGTTTTATAAAACTTTTGCTTATCTCGGAGACCTTGCGCTGTAATTTTAGCTCTAGTCGCTTCCCTTTGCCAGTTAGTGTCTTTTTCTTTTTTCTTATTCTTTGCTTCATTTGCTAATTTTCTTTCCCTTAATGATATGTTGGCAGCTATCAATAACAATACTGCTAATGGGTCAAATACAAATATTAATACAATAATAATCCATCTAACTGCTTCGTCAAAATGTTCTTTTGCTTCGTCACCATATATCAATTCTGCAACATATTTAAGTGGACCAACATCTGCTTCTATCTTTAATTGTTCTAGTTCTATATTACCTTTTTCTAATGTCAATTTTGCAATCTTATCCATTGCAACTCTTATTTCATTATTTAAAAAATCTCTTTCTTCTTTTTGTTTCTTACGTTCTTTTAGTCCTCTACTAACATATTCCTTATCTATATATACCTCTAATGCTTTGTCTAATAAGTTTAATGTCTTTTCTGCTCTATCTATAACAACGTTTTCTTGTAAAATTTGTCTATCTATTAATGATATATGTACTAC